CCCCACCTTGAAGGGCTTGTTGAGGTATAGAGTCTGTTGTTTCTTGGGATGGCAGGAGTATCGAACCTTCTTACCCCCACCCCGAAGTTCGAAGATGTAAGGGAAATTGAAGGGGGAGGAAAACCGTCCTACATGTTTAGCGGCCCCCAGAATACCGTGCGGGAAGGCGGCCCCGTTTTTGTGGGGTACGGCAGACTTCTAGTTGGAAGTCACGTCATTCAGACTTCTTTAGATACTCTGGACACGGCTGCAGACATTATATTAAACGACACGTGGGGAATAGCTGCCTACGGACTACTCTATAGGGTAAGTAATCCGTCAGGAGGAGAACGCCTCAAACGTAGGGTACAATACGATTCCGATTGGACAGGGGGCCCCACAGGATAAGGAAAAAATTTAAATGGGAGACTATGTAGAACAAGGAAGACCTCAGGTAACTGATATAGGCGCTGTTGCAAGCGGGGGGAATACCGGAATTCCGATTGTTTCCGAATCCCATATAGAAGTTGCCGATTTGTTGTGCGAAGGCCCAATAGAAGGAATCGTAAGCGGACGTTACGACTATTACGGAACAAAAGGGGAAACCGGATACCAAAAGGTAGTCACGCCTGATGAAGGTTCCCCCTTTGGGAGTTATGATCCCAACAACCGCTATACAGCCACAGGAACCACTGCGGATCTAGCAAACCCTTTAACATCCTTGGGCTTTCTCCGATCTATCTATTGGAATCAAGTGCCAGTGGTGGACGAAGACGGTTATTACAATTTCCAAAGTATTAATGTTGAATGGGTCAACGGCGAACCGGGAGGAAATCTTCCTTCCTTAAACGCCAATATGGGGGGACTAACCGCGTCGGAAATTTTAGATTTGAGTGTTAACCGAAACATCGGGGAAAGGCTTTATGGACCCGATATTAAAGGAAACGAAAACGCCCCCTCATTCACCAAAGGTGCAGAATTAAAAGACGGCACCAAAATAGATAAAAACGCCAAAACTTATACTATCCTGAATCGCGAATGCAGCTCAATAATTGTTAACGTAAAAGTATCGGCCCTTAATGAAAGTATACGAAACGAAGACGCCCCCAAACTTTTTAGAAGAGACTGGGAGTTAAAACCCGGAGGTGTTGCTGAGGTAGGGTACGGTGATATAAAAGCCCGGACAGTAGAATATTGGATATATTACCAACCTGTTTTCGACGAAAGATTCAATATGCCGTCTGACAGCGAGTTTAAAAACCCAACGGCCAATGACGAAATATCAATAAAGAAAAAACAAACTAAATGGTACGGTCCAGTAACAGAAAGAGTATTCGGAAAAATAGATCAAGGATACATTCGCTCAACAAAAATAAACCTAGAAGGGGGGGTAGGTGACTATAAGGATGAAGATGGCTTCGACGGATGGAGAATAAGAATAGTCAGGCTTACCCCCGAACCACTTACTTCCTTTTTCAGAGCAGTGACTTTTGTGGACTCAATCGTAGAGGTTTACGGAACAAAACTGCGTTATCCATATAGCGCAATGGTTTATTCTAAATTCGATGCCGAGAATTTTAGTCGAGTTCCGGCACGATCTTACGATACGAAATTGCAAAAAATAAAAATTCCAAACAACTATGACCCCATAACCAAAACTTATGGCAAAAGTGGAGGAATATATCCTACTACCGATCCCGAAGGCTACGGAACTGATCCTGATAATTTCTGGGATGGGAACTTCTTAACAGAAAAGGTGTGGTGCGATAACCCAGCTTGGTGTTTCTATGACATGCTTACCAACTCAAGGTACGGACTCGGAGGATATTTAAAAGAATCCGAAATAGATAAATGGTCTTTGTATGAAATAGCGCAGTATTGTGATGTTTTGGTGGCTGATGGATACGGGTCAGTTGAACCACGTTTTACCCTTAACCACCTAATAATATCCAGAGAAGAAGCGTACAAGCTAATGAACGACTTGGCATCAGCTTTCCGCGGATTAACCTACTACTCCAACGGCTTGGTATTTGCGGTTCAAGACGCCTACAAAAAACCCATATATCAACTTAACAACTCAAATGTAGTCGATGGAGACTTCACATATGCATCATCAGCAAAGAAGGCTCGTCACACAGTGGCTCTTGTTAGATACATAGATAAGAAAAACTTTTTTCAACCAGCCATAGAATACGTTTCGGATGAAGGAGCTATTAAGAAATACGGCATAAGACAAATAGAAACCGCCGCTATAGGATGTACGAGCCGAGGACAAGCAAGAAGATTTGGCCTCTGGATACTGGCCAGTGAAAAAGATGAAACAGACTCAGTAAGCTTCAAGATGGGAACCGCGGGGGCCTATCTAAAACCCGGAGACATAATTCAAATTTATGACAACAATATAAGCCCCTTAAAATATAGCGGTAGAACCAATATAGTAAACGGTTTGGTATTCGCTGCCGACCCCGGTGAGAACGTTATAGGCAATACAGCATACAATAGTGTTATACTGGATTCGGCCTTGAATTTCACCGCAGACAAATCTTATAAATTTTCCCTTCTTACCCCAACGTACCACTATGACGCCAACGTACAAGGGTTAAATTCCAGCGGAATAAAAGAACTAAAGAAAAGCCACATACAAACATTATACTTCAGCGGAGCCCATACAAATACGGTTACAGGAGACTATCGGTCAGATTTTGACCTCGGGGGAAGCGGGGTTAATACACAGATATTCTTTAAAACTGGATACCCATTTGACCAATCCTATTTTGCCAACACAGACTTTGGCGCGCCCACCGGCAATCAACTGGATTTTGATAATTATGTAATAACAGGATACATCAACAGTGGTGTTAATGTGGATGGAAACTCCAATACTTCGGTCGAATATTCGGGCGGATATTTTAACGGAGAAAACCTAGTGTGGAGCGTGGAACCCTATGACGAAACAGACAAGGAATTTTACAGCGGAAACTTTTCTAATTTCAGAATAATAAACTCTAAGGAAAACACTGATCAAACTTATGATATTTCGGCGCTTTCCTATTTCAGTGGAAAATATGACAATGTTGAACAAAAAGTCACCTTTGAAAATCCTTTCTTGAAAAGTAAACCAAATTGCGTAGAACAAGCAGGCTTCTCAGTAGGACGCAGAGATCCCAAAATTGGAGGAGTTGAGCAACAACAATACGAACTTTTAAATTTCTCATTTACGACAGTTGGTTACAGTTCCGAACCGGGAACAGTAAACAGCGGAATAGATTATTTGGTTGCCATTAAAACAGGCAAAGACTTTACCACAATCCCCGGGGACACACCCACAGATTTGGGATATAATGGCATTAATGCCACGGGCTACAAACTTTATCACGAACCATACCATCAGCTCGTCATACCGGGCTCGGATGAATCCCAAAGGCAACTTGACGACGAGGGACTTCCATCAGACATAATAGAAGGAAACGTCTTTATCTCAGAACACGTAGATCACTATGTTAGTGTCTTTGCCATTTCTCCCTACGGAGTGTTGGCTCCTTGCGGTGCCACAGGGGTGCTATCTAAAGAGGACATTATTGGGACACAAAGTTTAGTTAATGTGGTTGATATTTATGGATTAACAACCTCCGATATTCCCACCGGAACAGAAGGAACTCCGGGAGAGAAACCTACTTCCTCCAACACAATAGCTATCCCCGGGAACGTTCCCAGCTTCAATTGGCAAGCCGGAATCAACGTACAGTTTGACGAGCCGGGGGTTTACATAACCAATGACGAAGTAGACTACCGAATAACAATAAGAGAACCGGCTGATCCCGATTCGATAAACATACCTAGCACAAATATATATTTTGAGTTTACTGGTTATAATTCGACCGTAATGAGTTCTCCTTCATTTACATTCGGCACCAATTACAATAACCCGGATATTTATAATGCGTATAACGACTCAAACTCTGTGGCTGGAGGAGGGGCGGCCGGGGGAACCGATGAATCCCGCAAACTATACTTCAAAAACGACGCAAGTGGTTATTTAGTTCAGTCGGGGCTTTCCCTCCCAATCAGAAAATTTGACATTGTAGTGGAAGCTCACGACGCAGCTGGAAGAACAAGCGTGGGGAATTCCTCAATACAAAAAACCAAAAACTCCAACAAGGTATACGACAACACGATAACTCCTGAGAGTAGTGAACTGTGGAACTATAGAACTTCAGATAATAGCGTAGGTCATTTGGGGGGCTATGACATTCTAGGTTGCTACATACAACCAATATCAGGAATAGTATTCCCCTCCGAAGGAAACTTGTTGGATTCCCAATTTATCTCACCGGCACAAGCCTTTAATCTAGACTATCCCTACTTAGCCTCAATGAAAACTTTTCCCGATGGGTATACCAAAATGGCCGTAAACGAATCCGAAAGTTCCCAAGAAGGTAATTTCATACTCACCCAAACTCAAATTGATAATATATTTGCTGAAGCGGCGGGAATTGTTTACTATTATACTACAGGCATCGAAGACTTGTATGAGGTTCACGAAACACCGGGGGACCCTCTCACACCCGTGGTAGATAGAATAGCCCAGTGGCGCGCGCCTCAATTTACAATTGATCGAAGTGCAATAGCCGGTTCTATAAGTGGCAGAAAGTTTGGAAATGTGGCAACCGATGTCGCAGGACAAGCCCAACTAGATGCCAGCGTATTAATTAAGCCCGGAGACTACAACACAACC